CTTCAACTGCTCTTTTAGGATTTTCTTTTTCCTTATATGCTAAATCTACAATTGCACCAGCAATACAATCTGCTATTTTATCTGGATGCTTTGGATTTACTTTTTCAAACAAATTTATTACCTCCTCTGCCTTAGTAATTTTTCCATCATATCTTCTCCATAGTCTTCATATACTTCCGTGCAGTTTTCTTTAACTATGTCATAAATCTCGTACCATAGAAGATTGGCCGTCTTTTGAAATTGGCTAGACATCTGTACAAATGGAGATGCAATAACTCCACCAGTAGTAGGGTGCTTTCCTAAAAGTCCAAATTGACTTATTGCCTCTTCACATTGAATATATCTTGCAAAAGCCTGGGAGTAGGATTCTAATAATCTTGGATTTACTAAGTTTTCACAGTTTCTCTGTTTTAACCATCCCCAAGTCTCTTTATATATTTCATCAGCACCAAGTGGTATACCATTTTTTTGTTTTGCAGATAGATAATCACTAGGTGTTGGCATATCTGTTCCATCAAGAACTGCACCATCTGGTAAGTCAACTGCATCCATTTCTTCTGGAGTGAATGTAGGAATATCGTTCATTAAAATTTCTACCTTTTTACCTTTTTCTATTTTTTCAGCAGCAGGCTGTGGTTTCCCTCCTGCTTTTACTCTTCTTCCACCTCTGTATGTTCCGTCCTTAGCGATAGTATCACCTCCTAATTCATCATCTTCTTTAATAGGGCCTTTGAACCCGTTTTTTTGTGCGTGAGAGGGCGGCACCGTTGGTAGGGAAATAAGTCGTAGAGATTAAGACTCCCCCTCCCCCACGAAAAACTATCCCCCAAACCTATCTCCACTATTTGCATGAATCTTTGAATGACAAGATTTACAAAGACTCATAAGATTGTCTTCGTCATTAGTTCCACCAAGTGAAAGAGGAAGTATGTGATGTACTTCCTCTACCTTTGTCATTCTATTCTCTTTTAAACACATTTCACAAAGTGGATGCTCTGCTACATATCTTTTTCTTATAATTCTCCATGCTTTTCCATAACGCTTATGAGTGTTAGGATCTCGTTTATATTTTTCATAGTTTTTGTTGTATTCTTTCTCATGTTTCTTACAGAATCGTCCATCAACTAATTCAGGACAACCTGGATATGAACATGGTCTCTTAGGTTTTCTTGGCACTTTATCACTCCATAAAGAAAGCCTTGAAGGTGAAATCTCCAAGGCTCTTTTAATTATTCTTTTGCTATTTTAACTATACTACAACTACTTACTCTCATTCTATCAACTTTACTCTCCACTTGACTTTTTCATTAGAAGAAAATATAATTTAGTTAGAAAGTATGAATTTCTAACTAAGGAGGTTTTGTTATGTTGGTTGAACTAAAAGCTAAATCACAAGTTACTATACCAAAAGACATAGTAAACTCTATGGAATTAAATCAAGGCGATCAATTTGAAGTCATAGAAGATAACGGAAAAATTGTACTCGTTCCAGTTGCAATCTATCCAGAACATGTCATTAAAAATTTAAAAGCTGAAGTAAAAGAAATTAAGGACTCTATAAAAAATGGAGAAAGGCCAATCTTTGATTCCATTGACTCTCTATTCGAGGAGTTAGATAAGTAATGTCTTATAAAATTACTTATTCGAAGGCCTTTAAAAAACATTACAAAAAACTATCTGATACTGAAAAGAAACAAACGAAAAAGAAACTTAAATTTTTCGTTGAGAATCCTACTCATCCATCTTTAAGAACTAAGAAGATACAAGGTACAGATGGCATATGGGAATCTTCTGTTAACATGGATATTCGAATTATTTGGTTTTATGAAAATAATGAGCTGATATTCCTTTTAGATATTGGACACCATGATATTCTGGACAAGTTTTAAAATTGGTACTATAATAAAAACACGAATTGAAAACGAAAGTTTTGCGGGTGATGCATTTATGCGTCACCCGATTTTTTTATATCTCTATATTTTTTAAAGCCTTACTATGCAATCTAAAAATATGCTGAATTGAGTAATTCATCTCCACCGCTATCTTCTCCCAAGATTCAAAACAAAGATATCTTTTTTCTAAAACGACTTGAAGTTCTTTATCTTCAATCTTTTTTATTGTTCTCACGATTTCTTTCTTTAAATCCACCAATTTATCTATATCCCTATTAATCTCTTCTTGGAGATCTACAATCTTAACGATAGTATCTTCAAGTTTTGATGAGCCTATATTAGGACTCTTAGGCATATCTGATAAGGTCGATGTAGCTTTTGTTGCTAGAGCGTTGAGTGATTCAACTTGCTCCAGCTTTGAGTTTATTCTCTTGTCTAAATAAAAAGCTTGCTTTAAATATTCTTTTGTGTTCATTTCTTACCTCCATAAGTTTTGAGGTAAGTTCTCTATAGAACCTCTACTCATTTTAAATTTGCTTTTACTGCATCAATGAGTGCAGCTTGTGTTTTATTCTTATTTTCTAATGCTTTCATCACGTCTTCATCAATAGTTCCTTTTGCTAAGATATGATGAATCACAACTGTTTCTTTCTGCCCTTGCCTATAAAGTCTGGCATTGGTTTGTTCATAAAGTTCTAAGGACCAAGTAAGAGAAAACCAAATAAGTGTTGAACCTCCTGCTTGTAGGTTAAGTCCATGACCAGCAGATGCTGGATGGATAATAGCTACTGGCATCTTACCTTGGTTCCATTCTTTAAAGTCCTTACTTGTCTTAAGTTCTCTAACATTAAACCTATCTTTTATTCTTTTCAAATCTGACTTGTACCAATAAGCTATAAGAACAGGTTTACCATTTGCGCCCTCTATTAAATCTTCCAAGGCATCAAGCTTTCTATCATGGATATGAATCATATTCTTATCTTCATCATAAACAGAACCTGATGCCATTTGCAGTAACTTATTAGAAAGGGCAGCAGCATTAACTGCATCTATATCTTTATCTCTAATACTAACTACCAAGTCTTTTTTTAAGGTCTCGTAGATATCTCTTTCTTTATCTGATAGATTTACAAAGACTTCATTGTTTATCTTCTCTGGCATTTTTAGGTAATCTTCAGCTTTCATAGAAACTGTGATATCTGATATCTTTTTATAGATTGCATCTTCAGCAAAAGGCAGTGGTTTGTAGGAATATATGATTGGTCCATTTCTCTTATCTGGTTTGAAGTAGATTTCCCTATACTGACCAATAAACCTTCCAAGTCTCTCTCCCATATCAAGCAGTCTAAACTCAGCCCATAAATCCATTAGGCCGTTAGATGATGGAGTTCCAGTAAGACCAACTATTCTTTTTACCTTTGGTCTAACTTTCATCAATGCCTTAAACCTCTTTGACCTATGAGATTTAAAAGACGATAGTTCATCAATTACGATCATATCGTAGTTAAATGGTAATTCGCTTTTATTTATTAGCCAGTCTACATTTTCCCTATTGATTAAATAAATATCTGCTTGTTCTTCTAATGCTTTTATTCTTTCTTTTTCACTTCCTACGACCACTGAATATTTTAAGAAATCAAGGTGAGACCACTTTTCTATCTCTTCTTTCCAAGTATCCCTAGCAACTCTTAATGGTGCTACAATTAAAACTTTAGAAATTTCAAAAGAATCAAAGAGTAAGTCTTTTATAGCTGTTAGGCTTATAACCGTCTTGCCGAGACCCATGTCAAGTAGAAGTGCTGATTCTTTATTTTCTTTTATAAATTCAGTAGCATAATTTTGATATTTATGTGGAGTATATTCCAATTAGTCACCTCCGATTCTCTTCATTATTTCATCAATGTTTTCTTTTGAATCAAGAACATAAACCTTAAAACCTAAATCTTTAAATTGCCTTATTCTCTTTTTCTGAATTGGTCTTGGTTCTCCTCCAGGTCTTTTTGTTTCAACAAATCCGATTTTACCTTTAGGTAGAAGTATTATCCTGTCTGGTATTCCCGTCATTGAAGGAGATGTAAATTTAAGACAAAGACCACTATGGAGTTTTACCTTGTCGACTAAGGCTTTTTCTATTTCATTTTCTAACATATAAACCTCTATTTTTAGCCATTGTGCAAGTCGTGAAACTCTATTATATAACCTTTATATATAACTAAAATTTAATTTACTTACTATATAATAGTTATATATATGACATTCACGACCTGCACTTCTTGTATTTTTACACAAAGTCTGACTTTAGTTTAAGTCCACTTATCACAATTCCTTGATTAGTTTTTCTCCTCATAAATCCATTGGATGAAAGAGCAGAATAAAAATCAGTTGTAGATCTTACATAGTCTCCAGTTCTTAAACAATAGGCTCTATATTCTTGATAGACTTCTCCAGACTTCTCTTCAAATGATGAATCAATCTCACAGCACTCATTTAAGAAGTGCTTGAACCAGTTATTCGATTCCTTATATTCATTTATGGCATCAGCCACTTTTTTAGGTAGGCTGAATTTAAAATCTTCATCAATGGCTTTTTTAGCACCCTCGATTAACCACTTGAGAACTGCTCCCCCAGCCTTATCTACTAAATAATCAGTGTAGTTTTTAATATCACTACTGCCCTCTATCTTTGCCTCAAATGGAATTACAATGAGTCTTCTCCAGGTTCCTTCATCTAAGGCACCCACCTTTGGTAGGTGGTTAGTATATAGGACAAGGGTATGAGAAGGTATGAACTTGAATGGATCTCGATATTTTTTCTCTGCTACAATCTCATCTGTAGAACAAAGCTGTTTAACATTTGAAGTATTTAACCTTAATCCTTCTTGAAGTTCAGATGCAATTAAAAGCCTTTTACCTCTTGTTTCAGCAAGTTCTGGCTTGGCATTTCTCTTAGAATTAACTGTAAGAATATCTGCCGAGATTGACCCACTATATAGATTAAGGACTCTTGAGATAGTATTCCAAAATGTGGACTTTCCATTTCTTCCATCACCATAAGCTATAATGAGAGCCTCAATATAGACCTTTCCGATTAGAGAAATTCCTGCTACTTTCTGAACGTATTCTATAAGTTCACTATCTTTAACAAAAAATGTATCCAAGGCAGCAAGCCATATATCCATATTTTCATCACTTGGATCGACAGATGTTTCTTTTGTTATATAGTCTTCTGCCTTATGCTCTCTACATTCTCCAGTTTTCAAATCAACTGTAAAAGAAGGAGTATTTAACAAGAACTCATCCGTATCAAGATCTCTTTGGTCTATTTCAAGCATTGGCTTTGATTCTTTTAAAGTTGCATGAATGGCTCTGGTGTCACCTCGTTTTATAGCATATTTCTTATATGCCTCTAAAGATATAAGTTTATAGTATATAGATTTTTGATTTTTATCAAAAACCTCCATTGCCTTTTTCTCACTCATCGAAGACATTATATCCCTAACTCCAGATTTCTTAATATCATCATCCATCTTCAAAAGTTCATTGTCTATTTCTTCTATTTGCTTTAGAACCAATTCTTGAGAGTATCCTTGTGCTTTTAGTTCAGATTCCTCCCAGTAGGAATCGTTGTAAACAAGAAAACCTGTAGAAGGAGAAAATCGAATACTGTCTTTATATTCTCTTACAAAAACTTCTGCTTGACCTATGTCTGAAAATTCAGAAGGCCTTAAATTTATGCCTTCAGTATATTCTTCAGGTGGAACATAATCTTCACTTGCAGCTACCTTTTTATAGAATTTACAAGCAGACCTCCATATTTGTTCCAGTTCATCATCTGGAAGTGGTGGTGAGCAAAGACTAGCTTTTTTATCGAATAATTCTCTTGCCTCATCTGTATTTCCATATCGAATTAGAATCCTACCAGCAAAATGGTTCATAGTTGAATTTCTAGAGCCTTGTTGAATTAAGTCTTGAGAGTTATCGAAGTCTTCAAAGTCATCTTTTAGAATTTCTGTTATATATTTCCTTCCCCTAACTATTTCAACAGCAGGATTCTTAACTCCAAAGAAAAATCTCGCCCCATCTAAGGCATTACCATCAAAGAAAGTATAAGTCTCTGCCAAGCTTTCTTTTATGCCTACATATTCATCTAAATTTGTGACCTTAGGTATTGGAAAATATATGTGCATCCTTGGTCTTGCAGCTTTTCCATTTTTTTCTTTTCTATGGTTTCTGCTGTAAACTATGGCAAATTTAACTCCATCAAATATTCTCTTTAAATCATTCATTGAAATCCAATCATCTGGATTTTCTGAATGGTCATTATCTATATCCATGGGAACACATTCTGACTCTATAAAATTATCATTGGCCCTGTAGGAGTTTTTATACTTAGCCATTACATGGTCGAAACTTGCCGCTTTCTCAAAAGACCTAACATCTACTGCATTGACCTCATTAGGATAAACACAATTTGACTCTACTCCTATTTGATTTGAGGTATATATTTTCAATTAGGCTACCTCCCTTATATATCGAATCTTCATTTTTCTCTTCTCAGCAACTCTTATTTCTTCAGCCATTCCTAGACTTATATAGTCACCAAAGACCCATACTTCTTCACATTTTCCAAGAAGGACATAATTAAAATGCATAGCAAGTCTTCTCTCACTTTCATCACTCATAAACTGAGGAAATAAAAGATGTGGTGCTATGGGAATATTTCCTCTATCCAAGGCATAGCGAGAATAAGTTCTTGCCTTAATTACATTATTTTCTACATCTCCAGAAAATGGACTGCAGATATATACCAAGGGATAGTATCTCTTCTCTGCATTTTTAATTGCTTGATAAGGAGTGGGATCCTTGCACCCACTCCCGTTGTATAGTTCCTTATTCATAAATATCCCTCATTGTTTCACTACAAGTATTACAGCAAACTTGGGTAGAAACTAAATCTCCCTCTTCCAATACTTCAACCAAATCGACTCGAACTTCTTTTCCGCACTTTGGACAGGTGCAAAATACATTCTCATCATTTATTTCAATGCTTACTTCCATGACATCATTTATTTTTTCTTTAACATAAAACATGAATAAACCTCCATTAATCTTTTTTATAAAATTCGCTTTCAAATCCATCTGCATCAAGAATAAGTCCTGTCGCCCAACAAGGAACTATGGACATGATTTCATTTATTTCCTCGACACTAGATGAATCACTTTCTATTACAACTTCATCATGGATATGCATGACAATATTAAAACCTTTTTTCTCAAGTCTCATCATAGCCTCTGCTAAAATATCTCTGGCTATTGCTTGAACTATATTCTCTACAAATTTTCCACCATAGGATTCAATCTTGTCCCACTTGTTTCCTACTACGACTCCTTCATAGACTACTGATTCTCCACCAAATCGATTCATCCCGATTTTTGCTTTTGGATAAGCAAGTCTTCTTTTTGAAGGAAGTTCTATAAAAAGAATGCCTTTTTCATAGCTAATAACTAGGTTCTTGTATTCTTCTTTACTTCTAGTCTTTACAACTCTTTTTACGACTGAATCTATGTCCCACCACAAGCTTACGATGTTAGGATTTGCCTCTCGCCAAGAATCGACTATTGATTGAAGTTCATCTTCAGATAAACCCATCTCAATTCCACCCATTGCTTTTAGAGCACCTAATGCCCCTTGATAACCACAGGCTAGAGTGGCAATCTTTCCTTTTTGTCTGAGATGTCCATTTACTCCATGCTTTTCAACTGGCACTCCAAACATCCTTGATGCTGTTCTGCAATAGATATCTTCTCCATTTTCAAAAGCGTCCAGTACCCATTTTTCTCCTGCAAGCCAAGCAAGGACACGGGCCTCTATTGCTGAAAAGTCAGAAATAATAAACCTGGTGCCTTCTTTTGCTATAAAGGCTGTCCTTATTAATTGGGATAAAATATCAGAAGGAGATTCATAGAGAATTTCCATCGTTTCATAATCTCTATTTTTTACAAGACTTCTAGCTAGTTCTAAATCTTTTAGATTGTTTCTCCTTAAGTTTTGAACTTGAATAAGCCTGCCTGAATACCTTCCAGTTCTATTTGCTCCATAAAATTGGATCAGACCCCTTGCTCGATTGTCTTTTCCTATTACATTTTTCATAGCATCATATTTCCTAACTGAAGACTTAGATAATTCTTGTCTAAGTTCCAATACTTCTTTTATATCTCCCTCAGTATTTTTAAGAGCAGACTTTACATCTTTTTTAGCTAAGGAGTCTATCTCTAAGCCTTTTTTATTTAGCCATTCTTTTAGCTGTAAGGGAGAATTTGGATTTTCAAGACCAGTTAATTCTATGGCTCTATCCATGTTTTCATCTCGTAATATCTCATCAAATTTAATAGCTGAATCAACTAAAGATTCATCAATTAAGATTCCTCTGTCATTGATGTTTTGGTCTATCCAGTAGTTTTCCCATTCTGATTGAGGCATAGGAAATGTTGATAATTTTTTCTTAATAGCCATTTCTGTTTCCACATCTCTTTGGTTATATTTCTTAAAGGTAGACCACTTTTCTAAATCGTGGTGTGGTAAATTTCTTGTTCTCATACCATTTGTCTTAGTCGGTTTACAAGGAATAGAAAAATATCTTATAAGAGCCTTTCCCTCATTCATCTTTTGCTTATCGAGTTTTAAAACCTCTCCTACTTTCTCAAGCGATAGAGGTAGGCCAAGATAGGCTGACCAAATCATGGTGCAATACCAACCTTGAGGTTTTAGTTTCTTACCTAAAAACCTAGATAGACACACTCTTTCAAAGTTTGCGTTAAAGGCCCACTTTTCTATACTTTTATCGCTAAGTGCTGATAATATTTCTTCAGGAATAATCTCTCCATTTGCTAAATCTATAACCTTAACTTCTCCATCATCAATAGAATAGGCAAAGAGGAGGATTTCAAAATCCTCACTCTCGGCATATTTATATACACCACTTTT